AGCTTTTCCTATAGCTGCTATCTTCATTGCTCTTGATTGTTGCTTTGCTTCGTACAATGCAAGTTGTCCTCTTAATCTTTCATTAACTGCATTTTCTCTATAATCACTTGCTGTGGCAGCTGCCTGGCGTCTTTGATTTTCGTTATCTATTTCAAAGTTCAAAGCGTTATCAAGTAAAACATCAAGAGCTGATCCAGTTATAGCCACATTGTTTTTACGCATAGCCATAGCTGATGCATCGTTTAATCCTCTAAAATCATTCCTAAATTTAACAGCATTCCTAGATGCATCAAACAAAGCCATTTCTGCTTTTTGCTCTGATACTAGGGCATTTCTATCTGCTATCTGTTTGTTATATCGTCCAACTTGCTTTGTGCCGTCAGCAGCCATAAATGTTGCAGCTGTTGATACTCCAGTACCAATAGCCATAAGTGTAGCAGCTTCTAATCCCATTATGTCACCTTACTAAATAAAATATGATCTCTGCCATCAGGACTAAATTTCCTAACAACACCTTCTTTTTGCATTCCGAGAAAAGCTATCCATCTATTTGCTCTTTCCCAATCATGCCTGATATGAGCTTGTACACGATGTAAATTATTATCGCTCATCAATACATCTAAATAGTTTTTAACCGTCCTGGTGACACTTATAGGCTTCTCATTGACCATATCTGTTCCAAGAAACCATGCTTCACCTACGCCATCCCATATTGGATAGATACCACCGCAAGCTATTATCTTACCATTTAGAACACCAGTAAATGCCATATTCTTAACGACCATAGGTTCAACAAATTGTGATACCTCTATTGGCGGTCTTATCTTTTCATCATTTACTGAACCACCTAATATTTCTTTTGCGTGATCAGATTCAAAATCAATTATAATCATTTATCAAAAACAGATACCGTTGGGAATATAGCTAGTATTGTCATTGGTAGTGGTTGGTCTTGCTGAATAACAATCGTTGCATCATCATCGTAACCACCTCTAAATTCTACAGTTTTATCTCCAGTAAATAATGGTGTTGCAGTATCCATTGCATCTCCTGAATCTCTAAATGGTACAACATCTAATTGACTAGTAGATGTACCAACCTTTAATCCTACAGATCTAAATAGTCTTACTGTAACTTCTGATATTCTTTTGACTTTGCCCTGAGAACTACCCAAAGCACTACCACCATCAACTCTAAGTGTTTCTACTTTACTTGTGAAAGGCAAACCTATGTGCGCTTTTGTAACAGAACGCTGGAGCGTAACAGCGCCTGAACTTACAGTGACGTTTGGATGAACTGATCCATCTGCTAATACTGAAACAGTTTGACCTTCTAAATGGTCTAGACCTGATATAGTTGTTGCAGCGCTGCCTGAATATGTTAGTCCACTATCAACAAAGTATGCATCTGTAACATCAGAGCCAAAATCAAATCCTGACATTCTTTCAACATATCTTTTTGTTGCTCCATCTATTGTCCTTTTTACAATTAAATAAACTTCATCTTCATCTAGATCACCAGGTATCACTGCCACTGATTCAACAACAGCATTCCCTGATCCAAATGCACCACCTATGATATGTCTATGCCAGGCAACAACTTGCTCTTCTCTTCTATATGTCATGCATGATAGGACGCCGTCTGATCTAACCGTCCATGCAACGCTGTCAGGCTCTTGCTGATAAGCGAAAGCTGTGATACCGCCCTCTGTTATATGTTCAGCTAAAATAGTCATGTCAGGCGCTACATAACTGTCTGATTCATTACTAAAAATTAATTCACGCAGTTTTCTTTTAGCACGCTGTAAAAACAATGTAGCATTACCAACTTGCATTGGCTGGATATCAGCTGATCCATATGTAGTTTGTTGTTTTATCTGCGTGTTGTTTGGCTTCAATGGTTCGTCAAAACCTGACGCTCTAACAATAAATTCACCACCACTAGTGCCAACTATGAGCTGCCGTCCTGATGCCAAGTATCTAATTACATTTACTTCATTAGATCCTATCGTATAAACCAAACCGTCATCATCGTTTGTGCCACGCTCAAAGTTTTCAAAATCACCGCTTTGAGAAAAGAATATTGTTTGCGGTTGATTGGCTGTTCCAGCGAATACAAGCCGCTGCTCATAAAATGCCACAGCTGCTGGAAATCCGGTTGTTTCTGAAAATGCACCTAATGAAAAATTACTATCTGCAATCAGATCGCCCCTGATAGTGCAACTATTAGCACCTTCATTTGCTAGGTCAATGCCAGGAGCTAATGTTATAACAGTATCAGTTACATCAACTATTAATCTACCTGATCCATTATTGCTGGATGTGCCGCTTATGGTAATCTTCATACCATTTTCAAAACCTTGGGTAATAAAATTACCAGCACTATCTTCTATTCTATCATTATGTTCAAGACCAGTAGAAGACGGATCTCCTTCATGAAATGATAACGTAGCTGCATATGAAGGCATTAATTCTGCCCTACCATCTTCAAGCTCTTGTACCGTTGCTGTAACGGATGTAGCACTGCTGAAGGCAGTTATCTTAGCAAAACCTTTATGCAGCTTCACAAGGCGTCCTACGTCCGTAGAAACAAATGTATTTGCACTAGCAGTTATTGTTACGCTGCCAGTTCTACCATTAGCTGTTAATGTAGTTGTTGTCAGATTTTGATCTAACATTGCACCACGCTGGAGATCTACTTCTGTTACCGTCCATGCAGTATGACTTGTCCTGGTAATCTTTCTAGGCGCATGACTTGGATGAGCTATGTACATAACGTCAGCTGTTTGAGCAAACTTAATCTGATCTAACTGCGCCGTAGTATAAGGTGTTGCAAATTCTACTGGACTACCACCTGAAACAACAATACCGCCGTCTTTATAAACTCTGAAATATTGATTACCAAATTCTAATATATAGGCTTGTTCAACATTAAACTGAAAAGGTATTAACCTGGTTTGTGCAGAGCTTGTTTTAACCTCTCTTACAAATTTAGTGCCTGGTCTTCTACCTAAACCGCCATGCGGCTGCACTAAAAAATTTTCTATTAGTTGTGCTGCGTTATCATATCGTCCTAAATCAGTTCTACCTGATAACCTAGGTGTTATTTCACCTGACGTAAAATTTTGTTTTGCAGCTGTAATCTTTGCCATTACAACCTCGATGCAAGGAAGACATTACTTTCTGCCACTGTTAAACTAGATTCGTTATTCATTGTTGCTGGTGTACCTTCATTGGCATCAACAAACCTAGCTTCAACAAGTTTAGCTTTATACATTGTGTTGAGTTGCACCATGAGATTTGCGCTATTGACCAAGGCATAACAAATATCTGCCGCAAGTTTAGCTGATATAGCTTCTATTAATAACTGATCATATTCATTTGGATCTTCAACTCTTGCTACATACAGCATTTTTATTTCTGTTGAATTAGCTAAAATCTTACGTCCTTCAACTTTATAAACTAAATCTTGATCTTGTAGTTGTAGAACACGCAGACAAAATGGGTCAACTGGAAGTGTAAATTGATTGGAAAAATCAAAGTTTGGTGTTTCTGATTCAGGAGATAGTGTGACTCGTCTTAGAAGACAATTCCAAGGATGAGATCTAAATGTTGCATCTCTTACAAAACTATATCTTTGATTACAAATCCTAGCAGCTTTACTATCTTCAGTGAGATCTAGAATATTAGATGCACCAATTAAGTTCAAAGCTGAATTACATATATCTACAACACTAGCCATAATAAACCTTTTGAAAAAAAAGGGGCAGCGTTAACTGCCCCCTTGTTAATTAATCTAATGCATAAAGCATAGTTAATTCGATAGTACCAGTTGCAGCTGCACCAGCTAGTGTAACTGTTACTGGGTAACCATCCTGATTAGCATCAATCTCAATACCTGATCCTAATGCTAATGTAGCCGCTACATCAGCTTTACCAGCTGAAGCAGACGAAGCTGCTGCCTTAAATTCATCAGCATCTAAAGCAACTGCTGTACCAGCTGCATTTGTGTATGCGCCGTGACCAACTGCTAAAGTTGTGCTTGAACCTAATGCATCATGAGCAAGAGAACCACTTATGATTCTTGCACCGTCAGGAAGGATAAACATTTCAATGACATCACCAGCTGAAAGTGATGATGCTTCAAAAACGCCGTGAGCAATACGAACTCTGCCACCTAATTCGTTAGCTTTGTTCTTAACGGAAGGAACTGCTCTAGCGTTAGTTCTTTGAGTAGAAAATACTGTAGCCATTTATCTCTCCCTTACTCTGAACACTTGATTTCTATTACTTTTTCTTCTTCCATGCGAGTAGCTCCCATAGTCATGCAGTAATAGACTTGTGTTGCGTATGATTTATCAGCTCTTACATCGATCCTTGCTTGAGGTTCTTTGCCAAGAGCCACCTTCATTCCATCTTGCGCCCAGGCAAATACCCTTCTATCAGAGCTACCATCAACTGGTAATCTGTTAGAAACGATAAATTCAAACCCAACGAAATTTGAAATCGTTCCAGTACTTAACGCACGCACTGTATTAAAATCGGCGCTAGTTACTGTTGTTGAGTTTAACAAATCACTGATTTGCTTTGGTGATACAACGATGTATCTTCGGATTGATGGATCAACAGAATTTTCATCTAGCTTCTGTTTTGCTTCAACTAACTTAGCGATTGTTAGACCGCCTGATCCTGAAGCAATTTGATTACCAGCTGGAAATGATGTTGTGCTTGCGCCATCTTTTCCAGTTTTAGCATCGCCAAACATAGCAGCAATGATAACGTCATCCATCTTTCTGCCCATAGCAGCTGCTGCTGCCCTGGCGTAAGTTGATGTAGGATCAATCAATAATCTGATTTTATCCTGGTCATCGATTAAAGTCGCATACTCATAATCTGACATTGTGACCATACGTCTTTCATGAGGTGTTTCAACCAAAGGTGTATCAGCATTCCTTGTAGTTTTTTCTACAGCTGCTGTTGATCCAACTTGGTCGAAGAAAGCCTTCTCACCATTAACAGTTTCAATATCTACGGTGTTTCGTAGAAGTGATCCCATTTGTTGTGAGAGAAGCTGAACATTCGATGAAAATTGATTCACGAATGCGGTAGTTATCTGATTAGCAGACATTTACATTCTCCATAAAAATTAAGATTAAAGTTTCTACGATTGGCTATCTGCTTGCGCAGACCATCTATTACTAAGGGTAATTACTCCACCTTACGCAAAGGTATGTGCTATGGGGCATAGAGCTTATCCATAGATTAACCCATCACTGGGTATTTATGCAGCATCACCAGTTAACATCCCATTGAGCTGTAAAGCACGCTGTACAGTTCTATTATGATCAGGATGTTGTTTATCCCAGTACGGTGTACCAGGCGCCATGATGCTATTTAATTCTTGTTGTACTTCTTCTGTAGCCATACCAGGAACATTATCTCTTCCTGAAAAACTATCTTCTCCAATTTTCTCAGCTATGAACTGACCTATATTTGAAAACATTTCAATGAGCATTGGATTGTCACCAATCCTAGTGCCATCAGCTAATTTCATTTCTGTTATAGCGTCCTCGTCACTGCCAAAAAAACTTACAACTTCATTGCTGTAACCAATATTTTTTTCATATTGATCACCCCATTCATTCTGTAAATCTTTTTCTAGACCAACTCTTATTTGCTCTATTTGCTCTTCTGTTTTCTCACCCATTGTATCTATATATCCACCATACTCAGTAAGAATATTTTCAGCCTGGGTTTGTGTTAATCCGTTTTTATGTGCAAGCTCTCTAAAAAAAGTTACACCTTCATCACCTATAACCTCATTGCTTGATAGCTCATAGCCGTCAGCTGTATCAGGTCTACCTATCTTTGAATAAAAACTATCCATTTCTTCAGGTGTTGTGTATTTACCTGGTATGGCAACTTTATCTGCACCAACCATTTTTTGTGCATTGATAAGAGATTTAGCCATACCATTAATATCTTTATATGTAGATAGACTTGGATCATCTCTTATTGTTTCATCAATGTGATCTCTAAAATTAAACTCTGTTGTTGCTTCAGACGCTGCTTGTCCAGTTTCTACTGGGGCATCCGCTACCTGACCTTCTTCAGACATTTATAGCTCCTTCTTGTTGTATTGGTTTTTTATCTTCAATCATGTTGTTTATAAACACCACAACTGACCTTTGACCTTCACGGTATATTGTCTCATCACTGTTCGGTACGAAGGTAGAAGACTTATAACTAAACCTAGTTTCTAAATCTTCTAAGACCTTCTTACCTTCAGCGGAGGAGAACAATTCTTTAAATATAACTCTTAGCTGTTCAGGACTACTCATCACCAGCTACCAAATTCAATACTGCTTCTTGTGCTTCAGGACTAACATCATCAGCTGCTCTAAGACCTGGCGCAGCTTCACCAGCTGCTTTTCCAAGCATTGCTGCCCTCTGATCAGCTGCCATTTGAGCTTGCATTTGTTGCTTCTGTTCGCGGATTGCAGCCACCTCTTCTGCCCCTCTAACCACACTAGCTGGTACTCCAGTAGTTTTGATTATGTGCTTGGCTAATCCATCAACATCCAAGAAATCAACCACATTAGGATCAACTTGCATAAGAGGTGCAAGAAACTGAAACAACTCAAGAGATGCCTGGACATCACCCTGACGCTGCGCTTTTGCCAGTGGTGATACATATTCTATATCTATTTCATTACCAGCCATAGTTTCAGGAGCTGGAGCAAAACCTTTTTTCTTTGATATTAAATTAAATATTCTATCAATAAGCGGTCTAAGTAATTCTGATTGCAGCCTACCAGTAAGCGGTGCAAGTATTCTCATTTTCTCTGTAGATTTCTGAATCACTTCTGTTGCTGTCATTCCTGGTCTATTGCCAGTAACTAACTGATCTACATAAAACGCAGCTCTAATTGCTGTACGTCTTTGTTCTAACTGGTTTTCACCTAAAGGATTATTAGCACCAATATTCAGTGGCTCAATTCTATCCCTAGTGCCTGATCGGTAAAAATTCAAACCGCCTGGAACGGTACGAACTGGTAGTATAAAACCATCATCAGGCACTAGTAGGGGAGGATGGATTTGCAATTGAGCCGCCTGAATAACTGCTTTGGACATTTCATTCAGCATTTTTATGTCAGCCAAAGCTGTCATAGCTGGTGATCGTCCATAACCATTTTCATATGATGCCTTACGAAATCTTGGAACCATATACGGAAACTCATCAAATCCACTTTCGGATATAATCTTTTTATCACCAGGATCTAAATATATAGATGCTACTGGTTTATTCTTTGCATCAATCTTAACAGTGTCTCTTTCGTATCTTGGCATCACTACATGAAGCAGCTCGACCATTTCATACGGATCATCCTGGGATTTTTTCAAAAGTCTTTGTGTTATATTCTCTTCACCAAACTGCGCCACAGCTGCCCTGGCTGGCATTTTGAACTCACGAAATACTGTATCAACTCTTCCAAACTCATCTTCAGATACATAACATTCTGATATGTGCCTGGTTGAGAATCTTAATGTACCTTCTTTGTCAGTATCAACAAACATGACAGCTGTGCCAAAAGTAACCAGGTCAAAATATAATTCATTAATAGCTTCATGAAAATTTGATCTACCGATCTCAACATACATTGTATCAGTTGCAGCTTCTAACCATTCCTTTGATGTATCGTCAGTTTCAAACTCATCGTCAGTATAACGAAGACTAAACCAGGGCGTGCCTGAATTAGTCAACATTCCATGCATACTTGACGCCATAAGTTCAGCTGCGAACTGGGCAGTACCATCAAATATACGCTCGGTGTTTTTATCACCATGCGTTCTTTTTTTGGTTATGTTGCCCTTGTTCGGTGCAACAAAGTCACCGATCTCTTGCCAGTGACTTTCCCAGTTGCTTCTGTATGTCTTTAGGCTGCCAAACCTTTTCATCAATACGGCAGCTCTTTGATCAATTTCAGCCATTAATAGTTCCTTTTATTTTGTCCTAACAAACTTGGCTTTTCTGTTGGCGCTTCTTCAAGCAATCCCTGACCACCAGTTACCCTGGCTGCCATTTGCCCCTTCTTCCTAGCTTGCGCGGTTTTTACCCTCTGCTGCTCTTTTGATCCTTGAGGTGTAATTGTAGGCTCAATCGGCGGCGGCGGAGGTGGCGGTGGCGGCGGTGGTGGTGGTTTGGGTCTATTAAAACTCATATCATACTCCTACTTGTTGAAAAGGGTTGTAATCCATTTCGGCATGAATTTGTGGCGGTCTACCACTCTTAACCGTTTCTTTGATACCGACCGCCGTGTAGCGTAGCGCGTCAGCGAAGTGCGAAGACCAATCGTGTACTGGTGTAGTACGGAAACTACGCGCTCTTTCATTATACCCACGGTGATACTGACGGAGCGCAACCAAGCCTTGCTTGCACTTTTCAGCATCAAACCAACTCCTGGGTATCAACATCTGCGCTGCGTGTAATCCATCTTCCAAGGGTAGCTTTGGTACAACCCTGAAATTTAATCCTAAATCCCATGCTATCTCCCTTCTAGATTTACCTGATCCAAGTTCACGCACCTCAATGTCATGCGGTGCAAAGTGATCTCCATATAAATAATTCTTCTTAGATAAAACACTTACATAATGGGGCAATCCTTCACCCCTATTCTCATAACAATCTATAAAATGAACAGCTCTGCCAACTGATTGTACAAACCAAATAGCTGTACTATCACCAACACCTAAATCCCAAAACGTATCCACCTTAACGGTTGGATCATGAGGAACCCTCGATATGCGCCCCTCTTCCATAGCTGCTTCAAGCTCTTTACCAAAAATAGCACCTGGTACATTGGCAACCCATGAACATTCATATTCCTGGGCATACTGATCATTCGTCATAGCTTCTTTAGCACTACGCAATTCAGTGGCATTCAATATAGCTGTTTCACTAGCCTTATGTACCGCCGTATACCAATCATCATTATTACTGGCTTGTTCATACATTTCAAAAAATGCATTCTGACCTTTTGGCGTTCCTACAAAATAACAAAAACCTTCACGATCAGATAAAGCTGGTCTAATAACTTCAGGAAATACCTTTTCAGGCATATCCGCTACCTCATCCATAAAACATCCATCTAAGTATATTCCACGAAGGCTATCAGGATTTTCAGCTCCTAGAAGACTTATACGTCCACCATTAGGTAAATCACAACGCAATTCTGTCTCATGAAACTTAATACCCGGTATACCACCAGCAAACTGCTTCAAATAATCCCAGGCTACAGCTTTAGCTTGTCTATATGTCGGTGCTAGATACGCATATCTAGGCGCCTTCTTAGGACATAATACTGCTGCCCTCAACAAATGATTGATAGCCATAACTGTTTTACCCATCCTACGATGGCATACAATAACGCCCCAGCGGTACTGCTCCAGGTTTTGATGTAATTTAGCCTGAAGATTTCTAGGTTTATAGGGTATCGTTATCTGCATGAGTGTAAGACACTCTCCAATCTGTATTTACGTATATAGACTCTGCGCCGCAACTTTGGGTATATAGGGTGTTGCTGTAGGAAATTTGCCTTTTTTTTGTGTACATATTGTGTACAGCAGATCATCCTACAATAAATATTTGTTTACCACCTTGGGTTACAGCTTTCCAGGGCATCGAACTAATAAGTCGTTCAGCCAGGCATCGGATCTCGCGCGCGTAGATCAGACAAGCAGAAGATGTTTTATATATAGCAATTACTGTTTTATCTTTGCTCTTTTCATAACTGATCCATGACCAGCTTTACTTCTTTTCTTTGCATAAACATTTGCTTTGTCTAAACTATCAAAGGTACTCAATGCTTTTACTTTGCCTTGATCATATAATCTAGCAACACTATCTTCTGACAATGGTTTATCTTTACCTTCAAATACTGAAGGAGCTACAATCCATTTACCTTTTTTATCCTGGAAGGTAACTGTTAATTCGTGGCTCATCCTACTTTAACTTCACCGTTATCCCAGCTTAATGTAATACTATTCTCAGTAGCAACACTAGGTTCATCCTTCTTATCTCTAAGACCATAAGGCTGTATCCTGGCTAACGTCCATTTCAATGTATCTATTTCTAAACGCCTTCTTTGTACTTCAGCATTCAGCAATCTATTATCAACACTTTCAGGTAAAGGCTGTACAGCTAGATCATTGATATAATCTGAAAAGTATTCAGCTTGCATTACTCTAC